TTAGTATTACTTATAATAATTTTAGCAGTTGTTATATTTATTGGCTTTATGGTCATGGTCCAGGGGCAGCAGATTCATGACCTGTTAAAAAAGAAATAATGTCAAGGAAACAATTATAAAAAGTTTTCTTGCAAAAAATATTTGAAAAAAGTAAAGTGATCCTTACCCCAAAAAATTAGAGAAGGAGATATTATGACACAAGAAGAGGCATCTGCATCAATCGCATACTTAGCAGACAAATTAGCAAACTATCACAGCAGACTTATGAGCGTGGAAAGAGAATTTAAAAAACACTTAGAAGGCTGTAAATGTCATAATAAAAATTCAGAACAAGTAATGGTTTCTAATGAACCAGAAGAATGTGAAATGTGTAGTGCTTAATCGTACTTTACTTCACCTTTAAAATCAGGCAATTGTTGAACTTTAACTTGAACATTTTGTTCTATATGATTTTCCTCAGTATCTGTATTAGGATCAGCTATATCTTTTTTAGCTTCTTCAGAAGATTCATATTCTTTACCTGTTAATTTGTTTTTAACTTCTATAAAAACTTCAGGTTGTAATATAGGTATTTCTTTACCATTAACCATTTGAACACCAATTTGTTTAGGTTCTTGTACTTTTTTAAATGTCATTGTGTTATCTCCATTAAACTTACTAATATTTTTACTGCTCCTGTTAATTTAATTGCATCAGCTTCTTCTAATACAATAGGTTGAGTTAAAACTTCGGTTTCGGCTCCATCAGCTAAACTATCTTTATATAATTCTATTTCTAGACTACTATTACTACTGTCCATCATAGTTACAGTTGTTGTAATAGCTCCTCCTGATTGATTAGACAACTTAATGCTTTTTACTAAAGCAGTTGTTGGTAAAATAGGGGGTTGACTATTTTGATCAGCTGTAGGAACAGTGTATATTGTTCCTGTAGCACTACCAGATCTACTAATAAAAGAATCAGCCAAAAAACCACGTCCTTGCTGTAGATTCGTCTTTTATATCCTGTTGATAACCAAAATTTAATTGCTGAATAACTTGTTCTAATAATCTTATTAATACATCGAACTGAGTTTGATTGTACTCAGGAGTTGCATTTGGTAATCTAGTTGTACTTATTTTTGACATTATCTACCTCCATCTGGTTGAACATCTAAACGTAAAGTTCCAAATCTCCAGTTGTCTCCAATAGCATCACTTCTCAAAGTTAGTTGTCCTTGTCTACCTCTTCCTCTTATATCAAATTTAGTTGTAGTTGTCGATATAGTTGAAGTTTTGGTTATTGAATTAGAAGATGCAGGATAAGTTTTAAATTTAAGTTCTATATCAACAGTACCGGCTAGATTTTGAAAATCAGGAATACCTCTTCCTATGTGAAGTAACTCTTGTCCATCTTGAATATCAAAATCACCTGAAGTAACATAAGCATCTAAAGCTGCTCCATCAGCATCTACACCAAATTCTTGTCTATAAAAAGTTGTAGCACCATCAGTTAATCCTAATACACTAGGTGTTGTTGCAACAGCTGTAGTAGAATATTCGGTAGCATAAGGATATTCATAAACTCCATAATCAACCCAAGCTGTTCGAGCTAAACTTCCGATAGCCCAAGATTGTTCTAGATAATTTAAACTTACATATCTATCTATTTGTTCTGCATTTCCACTACAATAAAACCAAGTTATTTCATTTTTTTCTGAATTAAGACCACAATATGTTTCTGGTTGAGTAGTAATATTA